TTGTCACCCACTGCACCACGTGCAGTACCCCCTGCACAATATGCAGTACCCTCTGCACCAAATGCAGACTTATATAAAGAACACGATCTTTCTCACGAGGTATCCAAGAAAAAACAAAACAAGAAGACTGTTTTTTCTGATACTGAATCTGTTAAAACCCATTTAACCCTTGTTGCAAACAAAAAAAGCCAGTTTCTTGAGGACGACACCGTTGACCAAATTATTTTTTATATAGGCAAAAGCACAAATTATGATGAGGTAGCCAAAAAGATAAATATTGCTTTAAAGCTTATTCGTGAAAACAAATGGAATATTCCGCAAGGGTGGAACGGCATATCATCACAATCAATACGTGAAAAAGAAGAACGCGAGCACCTAGAAAAGCAACAGCAATACAAGCAAGAGGCTCAAGCATTTAGAAATATTGCCCAAGCTGTGAGTGTAGGCAAAGATTTACAAGGATGGAAAAACGTGCTTAATCAACTAAAGGGAATTAGCAATGGCAAAGGAACTGACGAAGGAGCAATGCCAGAAAAAGCTGTTTCATCTGGGAATTAAACTGGGCGTTTCGCCTAAATTAATATCTACAAGGCTCTTGAGTATTGAGGACAAAAACGATATGTTAAACGGGTTGGTACCGGACGAGGCACTGGAGTGTGCTGTTAAGTGCTGGATGGAGGCTGGGATGCCGAATTACGCCATAGGCGATACAGCGCGTTATATACCTCCTCCCGAGTTTCCTATGCAAAGGTATAGGGGTATAGGAAAAGACGCGACTGTGAAGAGATTTAAGCGGTAGGATTTGATTTTTATTAACTAGAGACGGATGATTAAATGCAAAACGGAATTGTAAAGTGGTTCAATGATCAAAAAGGGTTCGGATTTGTTGAAAGCCAAGGGAAAGATTACTTCATACACTTCAAAGAAATTCAAACTCAAGGATTTAAAAGTTTAAAAGAGGGTGACGAGGTTCATTTCACCCCATCACAATCACCTAAAGGCGCTGTTGCTACTCAATTGAAGATGGGGCACGCATAAATTATGGAGAGATTAACCCTCTCCACTTTCTAATAAATCAATATGACCTATGGCCGCAAATCGCGCCTCTTGCTCTGTATCAAACCAGTCCTCAGCCTCCCTAATAATTGTCTGAGCACACGGTTTATAAGTTGGATCATAAATAACATAGACCCATGCATCCAGATTGTTACCTTTATCTTCATGATAAATAGAAAACTCATAGCAACTGTATTTTTCAATATTCATTATGCAGCCTCTTTTTGCGTAATACGGTCATAGGAATGTAAGTAACGGCGGCAAAAATCAGCAAATGATTCGGCAGCTGCGGGATGAATTTGTTTCTCATCAACAAGCTCTTCGCCGTTCTCATCGTCAATTTGTAATACAAAACCAAACTCTTTGTTTTTCCCTAACCAAATATCCAAATCTTCTGCCATCAAGTCATACAATGTTACGTCGTTTAATGTTTTCATGTTGTTTTCCTTACGTTGTTGTTGATACAGCGACTATAGCAATAGTTGACGTATACGTCAATAGTTGACGCAAAATAATGACGCATTAATTAAATAATGAAATGCGATCATTTACATACCTTTGACTTATTTTGTGAATAAATATTGTTTGTGCTACATTTATGGTGTTGCGCTTATCAGGCCGAATATAAGCCCACTACGTTCATATCCCTAGATTGGATCGCTGACAGGTGCACGAGCAGCTTAGCTGGCGTAATAGCTGGGATATAAGCGCAACAAATTATTAATCGATTAATAATAATTTAATGGAGAATTGATATGGAAGTTAAAGACTACACAACTAGCGATGGTGATGAAGGCAATACGCATTATCAAGGCGTTCCAAGTGCTTATGGCAAACGCGTTGAAATGCAAAACAAAATGCAGCCTAAGTACTGCGAACCGGGTGAAGCAGGCGATTCTATGAAAGCTGCTCATCGCAACGAACAAGCAGGCCCATAATGGCTTTGCGGGACTATAAAAGCGTTTCTGTAGGGGAATTGGCCATGTATGAGGCCAATTCTCGTACACATTCTGTAGAACAAATTGAGAAGATTGTACGCTCTATCAAAGAATTTGGTTTTACAAATCCTCTTCTTATTGACGAAAACAATACCATCATTGCAGGTCATGGTCGGCTAGCGGCTGCCATCTTGATGAATATGCCCGAGGTGCCTTGTATTGTATTGCCTGATTTGTCTCCTGAACAAAAGGCCGCTCTTGTTATTGCTGACAATAAGATTGCGCTTGATGCGGGGTGGGATAAGGATATTTTGCTTAGTCAATTTGAATACCTTAAATCATTTGACTATGACCTAACGTTGACGGGGTTTGACCTTGAAGAATTATGCGAAATATTTCCTGAGGAATTGCCGGAGGTATTTTGTGGCGAGGATGATTTACCGGAATCTGCGTCCCCTATTACTGTTATTGGCGATATGTGGTTGCTTGGCGATCATAGGCTGGTTTGCGGGGACTCTACTTTGGCAAGCGACGTAGAACGGCTCTTAGACGGCCAATCACCGAATACTATGGTTACAGATCCACCCTATGGCGTAAAACTTGATATGTCATGGCGCGATGATGCGAAACCAGACGGATCAAAGAACAATAAGAACGTTGTTAAGAATGATGACCGTGCGGATTGGTATGATACTTATGTGCTTTTTCCGGGAACCATAGCCTATGTGTGGCACGCTAGCGCGTTTACCGATATCGTTATGAATAACCTGCGTGATGCGGGTTTTGAGACCAAACAACAAATCATATGGCGTAAGAGTCATTTTGTTTTAGGACGCTCTAATTACCACTGGCAGCACGAGCCTTGCTGGTATGCGGTTAAAAAGGGGGCTAAGTCTAATTGGAAGGGTGACCGTAAGCAGACGACGGTTTGGGATTGTGAGGCGCCTAATGCGGTTAACTCAGGTACTAAAGACGATAAGACAGTACACCCTACGCAAAAGCCTGTGGAGTTATTTGCGCGGTCTATTTTGCATCATACAAACCCCGGGGAGTATGTGTACGATCCGTTTGCAGGCAGTGGCACGCTTATGATAGCGTGTGAAAAGACGAAGCGTCGTGCGCTAATGATGGAATTAGATCCAAAATACTGCGATATTATTATACAACGCTATGAGAATTACAGCGGCAAAAAAGCCGTAAGAGAGGCTAAGGATGGCCACACCGAAATCAGGGAAGACCAAACCTCACGAGCCTACCGAAAAAACAAGGGCTGAGGTTTCGGCCCTTGTAAGCTTTGGCAATACTCAAGAAGAGATTGCAGGTTACATAGGCATTTCAATTGATACACTAGAGCGCCATTACCGCGATGAGCTGGATAACAGTGTGGTACGGGCGAATGCTAAGGTTGCGGCTAAACTATTTCGCAAAGCTATAGACGGCGATGATATTAAGGCGCAAATATTTTGGTTAAAGACCCGCGCTAGATGGCGTGAAAAAGATGATACTCCTACGGTAAGCGACAAGATTGTAGAGGCAATTATCGATAAGCTCATAGACTAAAAGGATTTAGGCTGGATGAATGAAGAAAAGTTAATTCGTATTTTAAAGTCATTACCCTCGTTTGCTAAAAACTTTCTTATCATCCATGACAAATCAGGTGCCGAGCGTAAGTTTGAGCTTAATCGCGCCCAGCAATACATCCACGAGCGCCTCGAGGCACAGCTTAAAGCTACGGGTAAAATACGTGCGCTAGTACTTAAAGGCCGTCAACAAGGCGTTTCAACCTATGTACAGGCCCGTTTCTTTCATAAAATTGTCACCAAACGCGGTAAGAAAGCGTTTATTCTAACCCACCACGCCGACTCAACACGCGCACTATTTGAAATGACCAAGCGCTATAGCGAGAATGTTGACCCTGTATTATTTCCGCAGCCCGATAAGAAAAACGACAATACGTTAATGTATGAAAAGCTGGCCTCCGGTTACCGGGTGGGAACAGCAGGATCGGTTGAGGTGGGTCGTGGGATGACCAACCAATATTTACATCTATCCGAGTATGCGTTCTATAAGGACGCCGCCAAGATTGGCATGGGCTTAATGAATACCGTAGCCGAAATTGAGGACACGGAAATCATCAAAGAGTCAACTGCTAACGGGCAATCCAATGACTTTTATGCGGACTGGCAAGCGGCAAAAAACGGCAAATCACGCTATCAAGCCATCTTTGTGCCGTGGTATTGGCAGGATGAGTATTGTATTGACGATGCAAGTTTCGTGCCAAATGATGACGAGATTAAATGGCTTGAGGAGTTTGGCCCTAATGGTTTAAAGCCCGGGCATTTGAACTGGCGCCGTATCAAGATGGAAGACATCAAGGGCGATTACGAGCAAAAGTGTAGGAAATTTAGACAAGAATATCCTTTTACTGATGACGAGGCGTTTTTATCGTCAATTACTGATACATTTATTCGGGTGGAACATGTTAAGAAAGCCCGAGAAACTAAAGTTGATTCTAAGGCAAATCTTGTGATAGGTGTCGATCCTGCTCGCATGGGTGATGACCGTATCGCCATTATACGCAGACGAGGACGTCGCGCTTACGGTTTAGAAACGCATTACAATATTGACTTGATGCAATTAGCGGGCATCATTAAACGTATTATTGACAGAGAAGAGCCTAAGCGCGTCTGCATTGACTGCATTGGCATAGGTGCGGGGGTAGTCGATAGGCTTCACGAGTTAGGCTACACTGATATTGTGATTGGGGTTAATGTGGCCAATAAAGCGGAAGACCCTGCTATTTACAAAAATACACGTGCCGAGCTTTGGGATAGGGGGCGCGAATGGCTTATACAGGATATGCCCGTAGAAATACCGGATAGTGACGAGCTACAAACAGACCTTTGCGGCCTTGGCTATAAATACGACTCAAGCGACAAATTACAAATTGAAAGCAAGATTGATGCCAAGAAACGGGGATTGTTATCTCCTGATACGGCAGAGGCATTTATACTAACGTTTTATGGCGGGGAATATGTAAACGAGGGAGGCTATCAAGTAAACGTCCTCCCTGAGCGCACCGCGGGTATGCTCATCTAAGTTGATGTCTTTATGAATTAACTATGGTTTGGTTTATAAAGATATCAATAATAAGTACGGATTGCTTATAATAAATAACAAGGGATTGCCATGGCCATCAAAAAGAATGAGAAAATAGCTCGTGAAGCCCGTATTGCGTGCGAAAAATGGCGCGAATACTTCAAATACAATATCGATCTCTACCACTTAATGCACACGTTTGTCCTAGGCGAGCAATGGACGGACGAGGAAGAGGACGACATGATTAAGACGTACCGAAAGGTGCCCCTTACCGCCAACAAACTTGGCACCATGTCAAATAGCCTTCTAGGTGAGCAATTACAAAATACACCACAATTGCAGGTCGTACCCATGACCGAGTGCGATCAAAAGGTCGCCCATTTACGTGAAATCATCACCAAAGATATCATGTTCTCAAGCGGCGCCAATACCGCCGTACAAATTGCTGCCAAACAAGCCGCAATAGGTGGTCACGGGGCTTTTTGGTTAGATACAGAGTATACCCATAGCAAATCATTTGATCTTGATATTGTCTATCGTTACAACAAAGACGCCACCCGTTGCTATTGGGATATAGGCGCAGAAACCCCTAACAAAACAGATGGGACGCTTTGCGGATACATTACCCGTATGACGCGTATTAAATTTAGGGATATGTATGGTAAAGACGTTGAGGAAAACATCCTTAAAACCACCAGTATTAGCCAAACGCAAGAAGAAATAGCCCTGGCCGTACAGCCTGATGAGGCAGACGACCCGTTTACATGGTCAGATGACGAGTCCATTACCATCATTGACCATTTCGTGCGTAAGTACGAAAAGGATATGCTTTATAAGCTATCAAATGGTTCTGTTTTAAACCAAGAGGAAATGGACAAGCTGATTGAACATTCGCGAGAAATTAACGCGCGTAATCAACAAATGGAATTTGAGCAGCAATTGATGGGCGGTCAGCCTCAATTTCCCGAAGGGAGTCCCGAGGGAGTCCCTTCGGCACAAGAAATGTCACAAATGGCACAACCGCCGTCGCCTGATGGATTTGGAATTACCGGCGAGCACGATATATTGCCGCAAGAGAACGGCATGGATGTTGACCGTTATAATAAAAAACCCATTGAGGCGGTTGAGGTTGAAGAGGATACGTTTGAAACCATGACGCTTTGGGATGGCGATGAAATGGTGCGTATTGAGGATAAGCGCCCTAGCAAGAAACATAAAATTATACATTATCGAATAGCGGGGAATTACATTCTTGATAAAACAGAATTCCCTAGCGAGCAATTACCTTTAGTGTTTGTCGATAACAATAGCTATTACGATAAAACGGGCAAGCAGGTGTGCCGCTCATTCTTTGGTGATTGCCGTGATACGCAGCGTTATATTAACTATTTACGAACACAATCCGCTTATATTCTTAAGGTTAGCCGTTATGACCAGTGGATTGGTTCTAAGAAAAACGTGGCCAGTATGGATACTCAGCGTAACTGGCGTGACCCAACCGCAATTCAAGGGATGCTTACTTATGACGAATCGCCCAACGGAAACAAGCCTGAACAAATCAGACCACCAGAATTGTCCATGTCATTGTTTCAACAATACCAGCTGGCAATCGAAGACCTCTATACGAGCACAGGATTATATCCCGCCAGAATGGGTAACAACGGTGACGAGGCAAGTGGAAAAGCAATCGATGCAAGGACTCGTCAAGGAAGCTATACAACTTACGTGTTCTTCAACGCAATTAATCGCGCAATTGCAGTCGGCGGTGAAATTGTTAATGAAATGATACCGCGTGTTTATGATACCGAGCGCGTTATGACTTTAATGATGCCTGATGAGGGGATGAAAAACATTACCATCAACAAGCAAAACGATGAGTATGGTGAGCAAATTGAGAACGATATACGCAAAGGCACGTATCAGGTGCGCCTCAAGCCCGGGCCGTCGTTTGAGGGTCAAAAAGAACAGGCATTACAGTCTTTACGTGAAGTATTGCAAGCAGATCCCACGGCCTTTAATTTGGTGGCGGACTTGTACGCAGATAATTTACCTCTAGCCAACACCATCGAAATTAAAAATCGTCTTAAGACCCGCGTATCGCCTGCGGTCATTGAGGCAGGAAAAACGGGTGAGATGCCTAAAGACCAACCTCCGTCCCCTGAGGAGCAAGCGGCTCAAGCTCAATTACAAATGCAACAACAACAAATGCAAATAGATGCGCAATTTAAGCAGCAACAAATCATGCTCAAAAAGCAAGAGTTGGCGCTTAAGGAGCGTGAAACACAAGCCGAAATTGAAATTGAACGGATGAAACTTGAGATTGCCCAAATGGAGCTGGCAGGCAATATTGAAGAGGCCAAGATGCGCTTTATGGCAGAAACACAAAGGACTGAAAGTGATGCGGCCATATCCCATGCCGACAACATGGTTAAGATTTTAACACATAAGGTTGTTTAATTATGGAGATAGTGAAAGTTGAGTGGAAAGACGCGCGCAGTATTGATGGGTGGTGTGAGGAGCGTGATTTTGAAGAAAATTTATCGCTTATTCATAGCGCAGGATATTTGGTGAAAGAAAATGCCGAGGCGATTTTTGTTTCGGCATGTGCTGCTATTGATTTAGAAGATGGCAACTCTTATGCCTGTACAATAGTAATTCCTAAACAAATGATAGTAAGTATTGAAACAATAAGTAAGTAAAAGGATTTAAACACAAAAGAGAGAGGGAACTATGGCTATAAGCAGTATTGATGAACTATTGATGGGCGGTGGCGGTAACTCGCAACAGCCCGACGCACCTGAGCACCAATATCAGGATGAACCAGAACCCATACAAGAGCTAGAGCAGGACGCGCCCGAGTATGACGATAACAACGACTCGTCACAAGACTTGTCAGATGACAATGAATCTGACGAGCCAGATGATGACCTCTATGAGGATGATGCGCCTGAGGAAAAACCACGAAAACAAGAGCCAAAAGAGTTTGACGAGTACGGCAATGAAAAAGCCAAGCCACGTATGTATACCGAGGCTGAGCATAAAGAGCTGGTAAATAAGGCAGTACGTGAACGATTTGAACGCTTTGAGCGCAATAACCCGGATATTAAGCCGGCCATTACCCAGCAACAGCTTCAAAATAAAACCGCAGGCTTTGAGTTTAACCCTGATTCTGAGCTAAGTTTGCCGCAACAGCTTGAAAGTTTCATCGAGCAAACAGTAAGCAACATGACCAGCAAGCGCGAGCAACAGGCCCAGCAAATGCGCGAGCAGGAAATACACGCAGAGTTTGAGGAAAAGCTTACTACAGGCATGCAAAAGTTTAGTGATTTTAGAGATGTTATTAATAGCTTGCCGTTTAAGATTGATGACCCTATGACGCTTGCGACACGCGCTATGGAAAACCCGGCAGCCTTTTTATATGCCGCGGCAAAACGTCACCCCCAAGAGCTGGAGCGTATTTCCAAGATGCGCGACCCTTACGCCAAAATGACCGAAATGGGACGCCTTGAGGAGCGCATGCGTAAGAATAGGCCGACTACAAAGGCACCTCGTCCGCTTGGTCGTACGCCCGAAGATTCACACAGCGCAACCCCTAGAAAGAAATCAGAGCCTAATGGGGATGATTTATTGGCCCGTGCTGACGCTAAACGTCTGGCTACGGTTAAAACACGTTTAAGAGGAAATAAATAATGAGTATTTTAAATTATAATTTAAACCCGTCCATGCCATTCGAGCAATCATGCAATCAACCTCTACAAGCATCTGTAGATAATTGGTCAAGAGAACCGCTAGGTGATTTAAAGCACGGTCTTGATTTGATATTTGAATTAAAAAAAGAGCTTGATAAGTTACATCCCATAGCTTCAGAGACTTTAATTCGCCTTTTATCGCACTAACCGGATAACCGAATTCGGTTTAATCAAAACCGAATTCGGTCACTATTTGACAAAAGTATGTTAGGTGACCTAATATTCAAAGTGATGAGTAAGGGATCCCATCACCCACGCAGTACCACATAAAAGACGCGTAGTTGGATATTGTCGCCCGTCGGACAAATGAAAGTGAGCAGCCATTTTGGCTATTTATTATTAATTTGTTCAGGGAGAACAAAAATGCCTAACGTCTTTAAAGAGACGCAGTACGTGCTAGACGACGTATTCGTCCGATTCTGGAATAGTCTATCATTCGCACGTACCGCTAACAGAAACCTTGAAGGTGACTTCAAAAACTTACGCTTTGCAACAGGTCAAACACTTGATTACCGTTTAGAAGAACGATATCTAGCGGGCGAAGGTGCATCGGCTACTGCTGAAGCGCGAGTCCAGATTATCAGACCGCTAACTATTTCTAAGCAATTCCGTACCATGATCGAATACACAGGTTTTAACCTGACTTTCGATAGAGCGCGCGATGAGCCTTATTTGGAAATGGCAAACGCACCACGTGCTAAACGATTAGCAAACTTGGTTGAGAATTTCATTGCCCAACAATTCCAGACACAAACCTACCAATCTGTAGGAACTCCAGGCGTTCCGGTTGATTTTAATACTATTTTAAGTGCTGACGCGCTTATGACTGAATTAGCAATCCCAGAAGATGGTAAGCGTTATTCAGGTATAGGCCCACGTATTGCGGCTAACTTGTCCAATGACTTGTACACGACTTTTAATAACACCGTAAACACTGGTGCGTTGATTGACGGGTTCGTGGGTCATTTATCAGGTTTTGACTTCTTCAAGACTAATTTCTTGACACGTCAAATTGCAGGAGCAGGACAAGCAGGTGGTACACCTCCTGCGGGAATGTTGTTAGGTGGTACGGTTACTAACGGGCCTATCGTTTCCGGTAACACTATTTCTGTAACAGGATTAGGTCAAGCGCCAGGAACTGTTGTGTTTAACGTAGGGGATGTGATTCAAATTGCGCCTACATCTGGTGTTTATTTTGTTAATCCTCTTACTTACGATTCATTGTATGAGGCGCCAGCGCAGTTCGTAGTTACAGCGCAAGTTGTAACCACTGATGGTAACACTGCAAATATTCCTATTAACCCAGGCATTATCATTGACGGTGCGCGTCAAAATATTTCTGCGGCCATTCCTAACGGCGCTCAAATATTACTGTACGCATCTCATAACGTGTCTTTGGCATACCACACTCAAGCCGTAGTTTTTGCCGCACCTCCTATCAAGGAATTGCGCGGTGGGGTTGAGGCTGTTACTCGATACTCAGATTTATACAAATTAGCTATGACGTACTCATTAGGTGCGGATATCCGTAACTACGAGCAGTTAGACCGTATTGACGTTATATGCGGCGTGGCGATTAACCCTGAGTTTGCTGTTCGAATAATGTCTTAATCTTATTGGTGCCCTCATTCGTGAGGGTACCAGCTTTTACAAGGATAGTTTCTATGAAAGATGCACCTGCAATTTATCTGGGTCAAATCGTATCAAAAAAGAATTTTAGAGTATTTATCTACGCGCCTGACGGCTCACAAAAGCTTGTAGAGTCTTGGGATGAGTATGAAAAGCATATGGAGTCTGGATTGTGGTTTGCTACACGTGAGCATGCTGATTTAAGCAAAGTAACCCCTGCTTCCGAAAAGCCTAAGCGTGTTCGAAAGCCTGTATCGGTTACTACCCTTGATCTTAAAGAAGAGCCGCCTCTTATTGAGGAGGATTTTATTGATGAGCCGCAACCTGTAGCTGATTTAGCGTTCGAGGTTAAGCCTGAGGATGATTTTCTACCTAAGAAAGTGAGAAAATAATGTTCTTAACAGTCCGAGAATTTGTTTATCAAATGTATCGCTTAATTAGCGCGTCAAACCCTACGGTGCCATTGCACGGGGATGATGAGGCGCTAGCGGTGCGTGTGCTTAATCAAATCATGCAATCTTATGCAAGCTCGGGCCTTATGTTAACTGTGGCGCAAACGGTAACAGCTGCGGTTAATCTTGGGAATACGGATATTGTGTTTTGCGATCCGTCTTACCCAACACCTGCTTATGGCACTCAAACCGAAACAGTGATGTTAACGTCAGGAACGAATACCTTTACTGTAGCCGATGGCAGTATTTATGCGGTAGGAGAGGTAGTTACCGGAACAGGAATACAGCCCTTTCCGCCTACGACCATTTTTGCCATAGCCGATAATACGATTACCTTATCACAGAATGTTTTATATACCGGATCGTCTCTATTAACCTTTAGCGCGGCAACTAATACAGTGTATATTAAAATGGGACGCCTTGCTAATTTGGATAATGCGTGGCTAGTTTTAAACGGTGTCACATATCCTTTAATTGATAAATCACGTGATGATTATTTATCAGCATGGAAATATGAGCCGTTGCAGGGATTGCCACGTTTTGTGATTACCTTTCCTAACACCAATTACGTGTCATTGCGCCTATACCCTGCACCAAGCCAATACTATCAATTTTATTGTCGTGGCAAGTTTCAGCTGCCAAGCCTTACCGTTAATGACGATATGAGCTCGGTTCCTGAGTACTGGCAGCTTTATTTTATGTACGCCACGGCTAAATACGTGTCCAAATTTAAAGGGCGCGCCTCTGCGTGGACTGATGATTTAGAGGCTGAATATCGTGAGCTTAAAGACAATATGGAGTCTGCAAGCGAGGTTAATCTTTCTGTTATGGGCGATGAGCAAAGCTTACTTAACGGCGCATGGCGCGTTAGGGCAGGTATTTAATGGTCGCTGCAAACAAACCAACCTCCGCCAAAATAGAGGAATTACCTATATTTTGTTACTTTGATCGCCAAAGATTTACCCAATTTGGCGCAATGGATTGTGCCAACTTTTACGGCATTAAAGTCGATTCTGGCAAGAAACAGCAAGCTTTATACCCGGCTATGGGGCGCCAACACGTGCGCTTTCAAAATAAAAACAGACTTGTGTTTAATATCCAGCCACGCGCTGAGTACAAATCAATTAATTATTTATACGTGATAGACGGCACTACCGTGTATCAGTATGACCGCTTTTATAACTTTAAAGTATTGCCTATTAATGTGGCGTTGGGTGGGCCTATTTGGTTTGCCACGCTTGCGGTAGGCTCTATTGTTTACAATATGATGACGGACGGCGCCAGTATTTTCGTGATTACGGAGAACGGAACGAACGTTACAGCCGCAGTGGTTACCGATCCAAATGCCCCCGGTGGCTCCACTTCCGGGGGTGCCCCTCTCTATGTCGCAGCGTTCGGTAACCGCTTCGTCGTAAGTCAGGCCAATACGCCAAACTATTATTTAACGCAGGCGAATTTAGCTGGCAATCCAAACACCTATTTTACTATTAACGGTGCCGCGCTTAACAATAGAGCATCCGGTGTTATTGGTCAATTTGCCGTATTACAAAACCAATTGTACATAATGTGCGATTTTACTACAGACGTATGGGCGAACATTATCACCCAAATTACGGTGGGGGGCGTGACTGTTGAGTTTCCTTGGAAATTAAACAGCTCTTATAACTTTGATTATGGAATAGCCGATCCGAATAGTTTATCCGTAGATTTTGGCATGATGGTATGGCTTGCGCGTAACTCAACGGGTCTGGTTACGTTTATGATGTCAGGCGGTCAAAAACCTGAGCCTATCTCATCGCAAGCCATTAACGTGCTTTTGGAAAATTCCACGCACAGTAATGAGCTAAGCCCGTTTTTAACCAATGAGGTGGACGGGTTTTTGTATCAATATGAGAATACTATTTTTTACAGGGCATCAGCGGGTAAGTATTTAAGTATTGGTGATTTGGATATTGAGGATAATGCCAACGCAATTGAATATAACTTTTCTACAGGTACGTGGGCGCGTTGTATTGAGTTAAATGGTGAGCGTAGCCGAATTTTAAAGCATGTGTATTTTAATAATAAGCATTTGGTAACGGTGATTGGCGATCCGGCTATTTATGAAATGGCGGGTAATATTTATCACAATGAATTGCGCAATCCCGATCAGCCCGACCCGCAATCGGTTGATCCAACCAATCCTGCTTTTTTAAAATACCCGATGCGCTATGAGCTGGTAACGCAGCAAATCTTTTTGCCTGATTATTCGGAGTTCATGGATGAATACGTCGAGATTGATTTTGTTTTCGGTAACAAGACTTTTTATAAGAGCAATGCTCCCTTTCTTAATACCGTGTTTATTGTTGGCGAGACATCTACGCCGACAAACCCTGTTTATATGCTTACAGAGGATGATAAGTACATTATTGCTGAGGGTACAAACACACCCACTTTTGACGACAATCATTACAACGCTTTATTCAAACCTCACATTGAGCTTTATTATTCTGATGACGGCGGCGAAACATACACTTTAGGAACGGCCGATAATAGGGAATTTAGCCCTCTGGGTGCGTACCGATGGCGTATGCGCTGGTATGAGCTAGGAATAAGCCGTAATCGGTGTTATAGGCTTGTTTGCGTAAGCTCAGCACCTATTGTGGTATTGGGTGGCGTACGAAATACACGGCGTGTTAGCGGAGGTGCCAATTAATGGCTTTATTTTTAGATAGGATTGATTCGGCGCCGATTGTAAGCCAGAATTTCGATCCCCAATTTCTGCAATGGCTTTGGGTGCTTATTGATACTTTAAACGAAATAATTAATGATGTTGAGGAAGCACTTAATTTTTTAACGGCGCCCAATTTAACTGCCACACAAATTGCGACAATGAATGCCGCAGGTGATTTTGGCAATGGTATATTGTTATACGATACCACCAATAACGTTTATGTAGGGATGCAAGACGGGGCTTTAGTCCAATTCACGACTACAGCTTATCCATAAAAGGAGTTATACCATGAGCTGGTTATCAAGTTTTTTAAACCCCGGCAAAGGCTATGAGAAAGGACAAGAGCAGCTTGATAAGTACTATAATCAGGCTCAGGGTGCTTTGCAGCCCTATAATCAGAACGGCCAAGACCAGTACGCTAATTTACAAGAAATGCTTAAGAATTTGATGGATCCACAAGCCTTACAAGACAAGTGGGCATCAGGTTATAAAGAATCAGAGGCCGCTAAAAACGCCGAGGGAATTGCACAAGAGCACGGATTGGATGCGGCAAGCTCTATGGGTCTTATGGGATCGAACACCGCCATAAACGCCATACAGCGCGGCACGTCTCAAATTGGGGCCGAGGACAAACAAAGTTACCTTGACCAATTAATGGATAAATACAAGCAAGCTGTAGGGCTTTCATCCGGTATTTACGGACAAGGGGCTAACGCTGCGGGCATACAAAGCAATAACTCCATGAATATGGGCCAGAATTCTGCCAATATGGCGTATGGCAAGCAAAACGCAGGCGGTAGTATGCTTGAGAAATTATTAGGTACAGCGGTTGGTGCTGCGGGCAGTGCGTTAGGAGGCCCAATTGGCGGCGCATTAGCGAAACGCTGGAATCTATCAGGAGGTGCGTAATGCCTTTAAATATTCCATTGCCTGACGCCCCCGGTGAGGGCCTGTTAAAAGGTTTGCGTACCGGATCGGATATGTTCGCCAAGATTATGAACGCCAAATACAATAATTCATTACATCCCTCCGGGGATGTGGCGAATGCTATGTATGTGGAACAGATTAAAAACCAATATGGCGAAAACGATCCGCGTTATTTACAAGCTAAAGCTGCCCATGATATGGCGCTTGCAGGCCATCAATCACTTATTGATTATCGAGATATATTAAATCAAACCGCAGGCCCACGTTATTCTTCAACCCTTGGAAAAACAATTCTTGAGGGTAATGGACAAGGGGCTGCTGATATTATTAAAAACAGAGGTAAGCCCGGATCAGGTGTTCCTGCTAACGCGTTTACTAAAACAGGCGATCAGTATTATGATGCTCAAGGAAAACCTGTTTATGCTGATGATAATACGAATCCTAGAACTCCTGAAGAACGTGAGGCTTATGAGCGTTCGATTAACAAACAAACAGGCGATGCGGACGCTCGTAATACTTATTTACGTGCGCAAAACTTAGACAAAACTCGACGCTCAATTAATGTGGATGATTTAACGCGATACTCTGGGCCTAAAAATGCAATTAATTATGGATTGGAATTTTTAAAAACAGCGGTTGGAGGGCAGCCTAGTGAGGAATTTTTGGCTCATGCAAAAGCTGTTAATTCAGCGTCTTTAATGGCTGATCAAATGCGACAATTTTATAAAGATTCTATTCAACCATCTGCCATGGATAGGTTACGTGAATTGTCTAACCCTTCTGCATGGTATAAAAATCCTGCTGTAGCTAAAGCACAATTTGAGCAATTAAATCAAATATTAGATCAAGAAACTGAAACTTATAAAAAAGCAGGAACTTCTCCTATTAAATTAAACAAAATTGAATATGAGGATGGTAAGTTTAAGCTTGCAGGAAAACAAACGCCTGAGGCAGCTGATAAAGTAGCTGCTGAAGAACAATCAGGTGGGCCTCCACCAGAAGGCGAGGATGACGATCAGCTTTTAGCGGTATATGGGCCTGAGTTAATTAAGGTAAACCCCAAATATACTAAGGAAAATCTTTTACATACAGCAAAATTGCGCAAGATACCTATTGGAAAGCTTATCGATCAATTGATGGCTAAGGGGCAATAATGGCTATTGACTTACTTGCAGATGAACCTATAGATCTTCTTGCCGACGAGCCACATCAAGACGCCAGCAAAAAGGAGTTTGACGATTTATCGCCTGAAGATCAAGAAAAGGTGATGGAGTTAGCTCGCCAAAAAATATCTAAAGACCATCCTAACTTGCCAGATTGGTTGCGTGATTTGATGTTAAAAATTACGCCTAAAGATAAATCGCCTATGCTTGAGTCAGCGGCCAACGATATATCTGCGGTAACAAATAAAATTCCTGTGGCAGCGGGCGGCTTATTACAAGGTGCGTCTTTGCCTATTCGAGGAGTAGCCGGATTAATACCAACTGAATTTACTCAAAGGCTAGCGAATAGCCCGGATTTATCTAATATAATTAGACAACCCGAAACCGAGGGCGACCAGTATTTTAATATGACTGGTCAATTGGTAGGCGGAGGCGGTTTGCTTGGTAAGATGATGCAAGGGCTTAAGGGTGGTGCCGCTTTAGCCCATATCCCTAAAGCTTTACAAAATCCTTTAGCGCTGGCAGGAACAGGCGCTCTTGCTACACAAGGCGGCATTAAAGAACGTGCTCTGGGTGCTGGTGGCGCTTTAGCATTAGGTGGCGCTGGAAATTTAGCAGGAAAGGCCGCTGGAAAGGTTGGTGAAAAATTACCTGCATTCTTGCGGGGTCTTTCTAATAAATCTACTCCAGAGGCATTGGTTGAGGCGATTCAAAAACCGCACGATAAATTACAAAGTACCGCTGATGAGCTTTTTGGTCAGGTTCGTTGGGCTATGAAAAAGCGTGATATTAAAATACCTGTACGCGATGAACATTTAGAGCAAGTAACAGAAATTCTGCCTAAAACCCGCGCCAGCAGAAAATTAATTGACGCGGCAAAATCCGGTGATTATGAAGCTGTGCATAAATTACAAAGCCATTTATACAAGAAAGGCACAAAAGGTTTGGCATCTGATGATATAGCTCTGGAAAATCAAGGCGAAGAGATACTGGACTTACGTGATAAAATTAACGATGACCTTGAAAAACATTTGTTGAAAGAAGGTCATATTGACGTAGCCCACGTTTTAAAGCAGGGTAAGAAAGCGCACAAGCAAATCATGGATACTTATTATGCGCCTAATTTGCGTAAAGGGATTGGCAAGATGGTTCAAAGCGATTTACGCCTTGTTCCTGAAAAACCACAAGATTTACTTAATCAAAATTCTGTCCCTATGAAGGATTTTTTGGGCAAACATAAAGAGGCTGCAAAGCACGCGCAGGGAATTAAAGAAAAAGAAGCTGCATTAAAAGCATTAAAAAATATATTTATTGGCACAGGTGTTGCTGGAGGTGTCGGGACAGGCGGTAAATTGCTTTATGATTTATTTAAGTAAATCACCAACTGCCCATATAGATCCGACCCAAATAAAAAGTACAAACAGAAATAGCAACATGATTAAACTCCTCTTAAAAAATGGATTATAATCATGGAAATGGACAAAAAACAAGCATTAAATGACAAGGAGTCATAATGGCGCTAGGCATAAGAGGAAGTAACCCCATATGGTTGATGGTCAATTTAACGGGAAAATTATTTGATGATACCTATTGGATGTTTGTTCTATCAAATCAAATCCCTTATATCCCTGCGCGTATTTTCCACGACCCCGATTTAAGTGAGGAAAGGGACAATCCTGTTCGATTTTTAGCGAACGGCACAC